TCTGGAAATCCCTGGAATTACTAGATGACATTTTACAGAGTGACCTTAACCAAAATGGAAAAGCCCAAATATCCTGGAAGTCTTTTGGACATCCTTCAAAGCTTTTAGAAGAGCTAGAAGACTCTAAATGTGCAATGGCTAATATTCGCCAGTGCCTAGGCCTTGAAAGTGAAGTGGAAAAAGAACAAAAGGCGCAACTTAACTCCAAAAACTAGCCATGAATAAAAATATAAAGACTGATGTACATGAATATTTAAACCTAGAAGAGTTAGGAAACTATTTTTTTGACTGGTTAATAGATATTGAGGGACATTTTGAAGACGAACAAAAGAACGATGCTCTTGAATGGCGATTAATAAAAGAGCTTTGCGAAGCTAGCAAAATAGAAAGCTTTACCTGGAATTCTAAAAACGGTTTACAGTTTAAAGTTAAAAGGAATGGATAAACATATCTTTAGGCATTTAAGGCCTTGCGGATTGCCTATAATACTCGAATCGCACTATCATCCGCATTCGGGCAAAATACTAGCTGTTTATGAATACCCCTTGTCTCCAGAACTTGACGAGCCGGAAGCTCGTATGGGGGAGGTTCAAGATTTCACAATGGACAGCCTTAGAAACCAGATTATACAAAAACCAAGACAACTTTCAGAGTCTGAAGTAAAAGCTTTAGGTTTTGAAGATATCGAACACTAATTATGAAAACAAAAGAGATACCAAACTTAACAAACAAAAAAGAACTAATGGAGAAACTGTTTAAAGCTTTGTCGAAAGCTTCCGGTTATTCCGAATATGAACTAAAAAAAGAAACACGAAAGCATTTAACCTGGTGGAGAAGATTAGGAATGTATGTCCTTGTAAAAGAGTTTGATTGGACGCAACGAGCAGCAGGTTTAGCATTCGGGCGTGATCACACTGTAGTTTCAAAAACCGTTAAAGAGTTTGATGGAATTTTGGAAACAGAAGGCCAAAGGCACAAAGTTCTTCCATATTTAAACTTAGTAATTCACGAACTAACTCTATGATTGCATTATTCTGTTTTCTTTGTTGGCTAACCTTTTGTGTATTAGTTTGTCGCTTTTTTTCTGTATGTGATGTTGACAGATACGACGCAAGCGGTAAGAATAGACGGAAGGATTAGAGTTATATAAATGGGAGAGTCATAGTTGGATAAAGTTTTTCTTTTTTCGCTTTATCCTAATGGGGCTATGGCTCTCCTATTTTATTTGACATATGTTAAATATCGACATTACTTTAATGCGAACTAATAAAGGTTTTTGTAGCCTTACCCATATTTAGAGTTGTTATGCTGAATCAAGAAGACTTGAACAAAGAGATGTCTGAAATAGGCGTGGGAAGGTTCAATTCGCAATGGGAATCAGCTAATAAATACAAAGAGATTTCGAGAAGTAAAGCAGGACAAAAGCTTATCAGAGATTTACTTGGTGAGTACTCAAAAAGAATAAAAGATGTAGTTAAGTCACAACCTGGTAGACGAACAAGGTGGAAAGAAGACTTAAGGAACTACAATATAGATAAGATTGCTTTCATAGCTCTTAAAACTGTTCTTAACGGTGTCGGTGACAAGATAACTATGATTTCACTTAGTCATGCAGTAGGTAGGCAGATATCTATAGAATTGAAATGTGATTACGTAGTTAAAAACAACAAAAAAGGTAAGGGTATAATCTTAGGAGCTAAAAGAAGACCTAAAAGTTCTCAGTATAGGCACGTTCAATTGTCTATGCGTAATGAAGAGAAAAAAGAAGGCAAAAAAGATTATGATATGTGGAGCAAAAAAGATTGCCTTAAATGTGGAATCTGTTTGGTAGAGCTTTTGAGAGTTTCGACAAATCTTATTGAGTACACTTATATAAAGAAAATACATGGCACAAAAGGCAAGTATAGAGCGCAAAGGTATGTAAGTGCGACTAAAACAACTTTTGATTGGATTAAAGATTTTAATGATTACAAATCGTTGATGGAACCTTTCTGGTTACCTATGGTTGAGAATCCGACAAACTGGACGGCTATGTGGAAAGGTGGTTACAACTATAGTGAAGATTCTGTTTTACCTAAGTTGCCTCTTATCAAGTCTCCAGATAAGCAGTTTTTAAGATCCATAAATGTCAAAAAACTATCATCAGTAACCGAATGCGTTGGTTTAATTCAAAACACGCCTTGGGAAATCAATGACAAAGTTTTGGACACTGTTAATTGGGTTTGGGATAACAACGTAATTACAAAAGATTTACCTGCTAGAGAAGACGAAGAAGTACCGTCGTTCCCACTTGATGCTACTGAAGACCGAAGTATAAGAGACAGATGGGCAAGAATAGCTAGTGGTGTTCACAGGAGAAACTTATCAACTAGAAGCAAGCGGATGTTGACTTCTAAAGTTATTTACCTGGCTAACAAGTTTAGAGGTGAAAGGTTGTTTTTACCTGCTAATTGTGACTTTAGAGGCAGAGTTTATTATATACCTACGTTTTTGAATCCTATGGGTTCAGATCTTTGTAAAGGTTTGTTGAGGTTTTGGAGAGAAGAGAAGATAAAAAACAAAGAGGACGCAAGATGGCTTGCAATTCATGGAGCAAACTGTTGGGGGAACGATAAAGTCAGCCTTAAGGAACGTGAGGAATTTTCATACAGTCAAAAAGATCAAATACTAAAAATTGCTGACGAACCTACAAAAAATTTAGAGTGGCTTGAAGCTGACTCTCCATTTTCATACTTAGCTTTCGCATTCGAGTTCGCAATATTTCTGCGAGAAGGTAAACTTAAAACCAAGTTGCCATGCATGATGGACGCAACTAACAACGGTTTGCAAATTCTTTCTATACTAACACGTTGCGAATATGGTTGTATGTCCACTAACGTTTTACCGACAGATTTCGATAAGCCCGAAGATATTTACAACGTGGCAAGATTGAGGGGTGAACATTATATGCGTAAAGATGCGCTTGATGGGCATCCATATGCACAAGCTTGGTTAGACTACGGCATTGATAGGCAAACAGTTAAGAGGCCATGCATGACTTGGAGTTATGGACTTACGAGGTATTCATGCAGACAATATATAACAGACTGGTTTGAGGAAAAGATCCACGCAGATAATTGTCCGTCACCTTTCGGTGTTAAAGATTATTACAAAGCAATCCATTACCTTTCTGAAATCGTTTGGAGATCTATTGAAGAAATTTTAGATTTACCAAAACAGTGCATGGACTGGCTACAAGCTGTTTCAAGGGTAGTAAGTAGAGAAAACAAAGCAATTAACTGGGTTACTCCTAGCGGTTTTCCTGTTAAACAGGGATATACTAAAACAAAAACTAGTAAAATTAGAACGTATTTGTCTGGTGAAGTTGTTCACGTAAATTACAAAGGCAATAAACAACAGCTTGATGTAAACAAGAACGCCCTAGGAATTTCACCGAATTTTGTGCATTCAATTGATGCTAGCCTACTGCATAAAACAGTAAACCATAGTTGCAATGAAAAAGGTATTTATGATTTTTCTGTTGTACATGACAGCTTTGGTACTCATTCTAACAAAGCAGCTATGCTTGGAGATTCGATAAGGGATCAAGCAGTAGAGCTATTTCAAGATGATTTACTTTTAGATTTTTTGAACCAGATAAAACAAAAGCACCCAACTTTAGATTTTCCTGATCCTCCACAATATGGATCAGCGGATATAACCCAGATAAGGAACAGTCCGTACTTCTTTTCCTAACAAACGGAAAACTTAAAAATAATAATAACAAACTAAATAAAATAATATGTCAAAATTGAAAATAACTCCAATCGGAACATTTGTTTATCCTAAACTTATAACACCAGATACTAAGTTCAATGATGATGGCGAATATAGCTGCAAGCTTCACGTATCAGAAAAGGACTTTAACAAATTTTCCAAGACTATAGAAAAGGAAGTAGACGCTGCGTATGAAGCAGAGTGTGTAATAAAGAAAAAGAAACTAAACAGAGTTACATCTAATCCTATCAAGATTACCATAGATGGTGATTTTGAAATTCACGCAAAACAAAAAGCAAAGGTAAGATCTAAAAGTGGTGAAGAGTATGATTTTTCTGTATCTCTTTACGATTCTAAAGGCAATCCAATGTCTAAAGATTATAAGATAGGTGGAGGCACAAAGGGTAAACTTGGAGTTGAAGTCTTTACTTGGTATCAACCTGGTATTGGTGGTTTCGGTTACTCTTTGCGACTAAGGTCTGCTCAGATTATAGAGCTTGTTGAATACAACGGTGATGCTGTAGGAGGTTTTGATGCTGTTGAAGGAGGTTTTGTTGGTGAATCAGATTCTTTTAATGATGAAAACAACACCGAAGAAACCTCAACAGTCGTACCGTTCTAACTTTGAAAAACTGACGGCTCTCTCCCTGCAAAGGGAGGGAGTCAATTTTAGTTATGAATCTATAAAAATTCCATACTACAGAAAGCAGACTTACACGCCCGACTTTGTAATAAACGATATAATAATTGAGGCTAAAGGCTATTTCAAAAGCGTAGACCGCACTAAGCATAAGCTTATAAAAGAGCAAAATCCTGGACTAGATATAAGATTCTTGTTCATGAACGCTCACGTTAAGTTGAGTAAACGTAGCAAGACTACTTACGCCCAGTGGTGTGATCGTAATGGGTTTTTATGGTGTCATAAAAAGATACCAAAAGAATGGATACATCCTTCGTAAAAACTAACCAACCTTGTCCTGATTGCGGTAGCAGCGATGCTTTAGCAATTAACGAAGACGGCAGTACTAAATGCTTTAGTTGCGAAGCCTTTAAACCCAAAGGCCAAGGCTCACCAGTAACACATATGAAAAAACAAAATAACTTTAATTACTTAAAAGGGGAAACCTCGCCCTTACCTGCAAGAGGCATACATTTGGATACGTGTAAAAAATATAACTACAAAGTAGGCAAGAACGAAAAAGACCAATGGGTACACATTGCAAATTATATTGATGATGATGGCAAGATAATTGGTCAGAAGATTAGAACTGAAGGTAAAGATTTCCAAATTCGTGGAAAAATATCTCATAGGTTTTACGGTCAACATTTGTGGAAGAACGGGGGTAACAAGCTCATTGTAGTAGAGGGCGAAGTAGACGCTCTAACAGTCTCACAATTACAGGCAAACAAATACCCTGTCGTTTCCATAAGTCAAGGAGTTGCTTCTGCTAAAACTTTATTCAAGAGAAATATACCTTGGCTTGAAAGTTTCAAAGAAGTCATAATCATGTTTGATGAAGACGAAGCAGGGCGCAAAGCTGTTAAGGAATGCGTATCAATACTTAAACCTGGTAAAACTTATGTTGCAAGACTTTCCGGTAAAGATCCTAACGACTTGCTCATGCATGGAAAAGGCGATGAAGTTGTCAAAGCAATGTGGGAGGCCAAGCAGTGGAGTCCTGCAAACATTATTAATGGAGCGGATCTTTTTGAACGTATATCAAAAATAAAAACCAACAATTCAATACCTTACCCTTTTGAGGGTTTAAACGATAAAACTAGAGGCTTAAGAAAAGGTGAGATCAGTCTATTTTGTGCAGGTAGTGGGGTAGGTAAGAGTCAAGTATGTAGACAAATAGCTCACCACTTGTTAACAACAACCGACAAAAAGGTAGGATACATTGCACTTGAGGAAAATATAGAAAGATCTGGTCAGGGGGTTCTTGGTCTTGAGCTAGGCAAGCTGTTGCATTTAAACCCTGTAGAAATTGATGAGAAATATCACGAAGCTTATGACAAGACTATAGGGTCTGGCAGGTTTTTTCTTTACGATCACTGGGGCAGCTTAAACACTGAGCAGCTATTAAATCATATCAGGTATATGGTTCAAGCAATGGGTGTGGAATACGTGGTATTAGATCATATAAGTATTGTAGTAAGTGGGATGCAGGAATCTGAGATGGGCAACGAAAGAAAAGCTATTGATGTTTTGATGACTCAACTACGAACTTTAGTCGAAGAGAGTAACTTCGCTTTGCTGTTAGTTAGTCACTTAAAAAGGCCAGAAGGTAACAGAGGCTATGAAGACGGCTTGATGCCAACGCTGTCAGCCTTAAGAGGTAGCCAGAGCTTAAGTCAACTATCAGACATCGTCTGCTGCTTGGCTAGGAATTTACAAGGTGAGAACAAAAACATCACGCAACTTAGCGTTCTTAAAAACCGGTTTAGTGGCGAGACTGGCTTGGCGTGTTCGTTAGAGTTTTGTCCGTTTACAGGCAAACTGACAGAAGTAGAAATTAAGGGGGAATTTTAATGTGGATACTTCCGAAACAACTATTAGACACCTTTCAATCTGCTCCGGATACGAAGGCATCGGACTTGGACTTAGGCGAATCTTCAGAAATGTTACAGAAGTCGCTTTGGTGGAGAGGGAAGCTTTTAGCGTGGCCGTCTTGGTTAAAGAAATGGAAAAAAACCGGATGGCTCCGGCTCCTATTTGGACGGATATTAATACCTTTCCATTCCACTTATTTCGAGGAAAAGCAGATATCTGGAGTTCCGGACTGCCATGTCAGCCCTTCTCTAATTCTGGTTTACGCAAGTCAGACCGAGATGAACGACACCTATTCCCCATCCTCGAAAATGGAATTAGAATGTGCAGACCTCCCCTTGTTTTCTTGGAAAATGTCGAAGGAATCATCACAACAAAAACCGAAGAAGGTGAACCTGTTCTCAAGTTTGTCCTTAGAAGGTTGGAATCGTTGGGTTACCTCGCAGAGGCAGGAATATTCTCAGCGTCTGAATGTGGAGGAGGCCACCAGAGAAAAAGAGTATTTGTATTGGCCTACTCCGACAGCAAGGGATTGGAAGGATGGGACAGCAAAAGCTTGCAGAAATACGCCAGTGAACTCTCTCCTAGGAAGAGCCGTACACCACGCCAAGTACCTGCCCCAATCAACGAACCTCAACACCTTTGGGAAAGCCCACGAACTCTACCAATTAAATCCGGCTTGGACGGAGCAACTTATGGAGTTGCCGACAGGGTTGACCGAACTCGTATCTTGGGAAACGGAGTGTTCCCTAGAACAGCAGAGAAAGCTTTTAGAATCCTCGCAAAAAAATTAATACAAAGAATAGAAAAATGAAATACAAATACAATATACTTATTAGCGACATCGAGACGAACGCTATAAAAAACTGGCAGACACTTGACGGTTTAGAAAAGATACACTGTTTAACTGTAGTAGATCCTACTAACAACAAACTTTACGAGTTTAATACAGAGAAAGATAACGTTAGGGAAGGTTTAAGAATGCTTCAAAATTCTGAATACGTATGCTTTCATAACGGTATAGGCTTCGACGCTCCTGCAATCTACAAACTGTACGGTATAAAACTTAACAAGCTTGTTGATACCATGTTAATGGCTAAAGTTATATTTCCGGACATTGCAGACTATGATGACAAAAGAGGTTATGAGAAAGGGTTTCCAAAAAAGTTAAGAGGTTCGCATTCTTTGAAAGCTTGGGGACTACGTATAGGAGTCCATAAAGATTCACATGGTGAAGGTGAGGACTGGGAATTTTTCAGCAGAGAGATGCAACTGTACTGTAACCAAGATGTGCGAACTACTTTTGCTTTGTACAAACATTTACTTGAGCATAGTACATCACCAAAGTCTTTAGTTTTAGAGCATGAGTTTGCTAAGATTGTAAGGCTTCAAGAGATGAACGGTTTTCCATTTGATCTTAAGAAAGCTGAAGAACTAGCCAAAGATCTTAGTGTTAAATCTGCAAAGATAGAAAAGAAGATGCAGGAAATTTTTGCTCCTAAGATTCAAGAGATGAAGAAACCTAAAGGGTGGACTGTTGAAGTTGAAGGTATTGAGTACACTGCAAAAACGAAGCTTGAACTTAAAGGTCAGTTAAAAAAGGCCGGACTAAAACAGAACATTTCTGATCTTGCGACAAGACTTGAAAACGAAGTTAAGGTTATACCTTTTAATCCTAACTCTACCCAACAACTGGCCGAAAGGTTTATGGCTGACGGTTGGGTTCCGAAGTTGTACACCGATAACGGAAAACCTATTATTGATGACAACGTACTGAAGGCCATTAACACACCGGAGTCTCTTATGGCTGCTGAATATAAGATGCTTCGCAAACGACTATCACAACTAGCCGACGGTGGTTTTGGGTTCTTGAAGGTAGTTCAAGATAACGGACGTATACACGGTTCTGTTAACACGGTCGGAACCATAACTTCCAGGT